GATTGCCATTTCACGATCGGACACGGCACCTTTAGTTTGAGCAATGTAGGACAGCTGGTCGTCTACTTTTAGCTTGGCAATCTTTAGGCGGACGTTTTCACGTTGGTTGCCCGTGATCTGGTCCCACTTGCGGAACATGTAACCCAGACCAACCACACCATCATGGTCTTCGAAGCCCTGGAGAACTTGCATGGCATTGTTGTATTTTGCGCTGGCAACAGATGCCTCAAAACCTGCGTCTTTATCAGGCTTGTTGGCCTTAGCTCTTGCTGCCGCCTGAGCATCCATGCGCCTCTGGATTTCTACCCGGCGTGCTTCTTCAATAGCAAATGCTTCTTGCTCGGCCTGGCGGTTGTAATCTTGGATGTTTCCATACTCTTGGCCCATTGCTGCCATCCAGTTACCACCAGAGCCCGAGGGATCTGAGGCTGATTGGAGACCTGCAGCACCTATACGCATCAGGCCTTCAGATCTCATGTCTATTTGACCGGAAGGGGGTGCAGGCATCTTTGATGAGCCTCGAGCATTGCCAGACAGAGCTGGAGGTTTCGGGTTTGGCTGAGACCGATCGACTAGGGCTGGCTGGCCCTGGGGATACTGCATGCCGTCAACTTGACCCATGGTGAGTGCGGGGCGTCCATAAGTAAGTGCATTCATGATCCGAACCATCCCCCAATTTGTTGACCCCAGGTCTTTTGTCCACCTTCTTGGTAAGGTGAATTGGCAAATCCATAACCCTGTATTCCACCAGTAATTGCTGAACCTAATGGGTCACTATAGTTGGCAGAATATTTGTTGGAGGTATTCGGGCCATTTTGTGTGAGCATCCCGTTTTTGTAGTCCGCATATACATTTGAAGCGAAATCTCGGTTGCCCTCAAAACGCATACGATCATCATTCATTCGGGCCTGGTCATAACCTTGGAGAGCACCACCGGCATTCATGCCCATATCGTAACCTGTGCGGCCTGTGTTCATGCCTGAGTTGTAGGCATTCTCGATAGAGTTATTGGCTGCACCGGCGTTCATCAATGCGTTGCCTCGATCTGAAAATGCTTGGCGCTGTTCACCCAGAGACTGCGTGCGTAGGCTATCTATGACTTGGGAGCTGACATCAGCCCTACGATCATCGAAGGCACGGTTGGCTACGGCTTCAGCAACACCGGCGCGGCTAGAGTTTGTATTACCGGACCCACTTGCAGCCATATCAATGCCCGTGAGTGTGTTCTCTTGCAGGTTACGGCGATCGTCACGCATTGCAGCAGTCACCAGTGGGTTCATGTTATCCAGGGCGTACTGGTTAGCAGTGTCCATACGTCCCTGCGCAGAGGCATCACCTGCCATGCCCTGGTACTGGTCGTACAGACCTCGGGCGTTATCTCCAAAACCTGAATTGGCATTGGCCATATCAAAACCACGGTTCATGATACCCATGGAGGCATTTCCGTAACCTGTGGCGGCATTGGTTTGGTAGTTATTTGGCCCAGCATAGGTTGGTCCGCCATAGAAACCTGCGGATAACCGGGCATCTTTGGCAGCTTCGCCGCCTGATAGTGCTCTATCTGTGTAGGGCTTGTATTGGTTAAAACCAGCCATGTTCTGAGCGTTTGCTGCGTCTGCTGCTCTGCTCTTCTTGTTTGCGCTGTAGAGACCTATACCAGCAGATGCAATTGTTGCGATCCATGCCATATTATTCTTCCTCTTCACTCATCAGTGTCTGGGTTTGCATAAAGTCCTCGAGGCCAGATAGATCTGGTTCCTCCAAACCCATTGCTGAGTAAGTTGGGCTTATGACCTCTTCTTCTATTTCTGAGAGATCTTCTTCTTGGTTGTGCTTTGTTAGATGAACAGTTGTTAGTATTGCATCCTCTAGGACGTGAAATGCCCTCTTGGATCCCGCCGGTGAGACAAAGGTCACCGGTGCAACCAGATCCTGTTTGCCGCCGTTCTCAGAGACAACTAAGACACGGCCCTGCATCAAGAAAGTTAGGTGAGGCAGCTTATGTAGCTTGCCCACGCAGACCGTACCTTCAGGCATAAACAGCTGACGCGCATACTGAGCACATCCATATTCTTCGCTCACAGGGGTAAAGTAATGGTCAACAGTAGCGTCCAGCTGTCTGTCTTCAATGTCTCCACTCTCAATACCCAGGTCAAGAATATACTGGAGAGAGGATATGTCAGATCGTATGCTAAGGTCATGCTTCATACTGCCACCCAAGCTGTACCGTTATAGACAACGAGGCCTGAGAAGCTATTGCCGAGAGGGTCCCAAGGCGATACCGCATAGCGAACCATGCCTATCCTGGGGTTTTCTGGGGCTCTGTCGGACACCTGGATACTTGCGTCAGACAGGGAACGTATCGAGGCCTCTATTTCCCTAAGTTCTTCCATCAGGTAGTTAGGCAGAAAGTCAGGATTCAGGTTGGGTGACTGGCGTCTAACGTATGTAGAGACCAGCACATTAATCTTATCTGATAGGGACATGTGGGTTACCTCCGACCAGTAACTACTACCTCAACGTCCATACCACTGAGGGTAAAGTCTTTGTCGGTAGGGGTGGTCATTTTATATGACAGGTAGCGGCCTGATATGCGTGTATCGAGCTTGTAGTCTTGGAAGGCATTAAAGGCGGTTGTGCTTTCATAGTTGGGGGTAGAGTTAGGCGTATCACCGGCACCAAAGGTAAACTCGAAGGTGCCATTAGAGTTAGGTGTGCTTATCTGAGGGTAGATCTTAGAGATGACCTTGTAGCCACTCAAAGGAACGCCTGAATCATCCAGGTCAATACCAATGCGCTCCAGGAGCATCCCTGTATATACAGATGTATCTACGGGTTGGGCCAAGGAACCTGTGTTGACCAAGTCGATACCATAGACACGGCTCTGGGTAACGCCACCACCAGACTTAGACACAACCAGGGGATGCCGGGTGTAAGGGCTATCCTGGTCATGATAGGATCCACCTATGTTGTCATAGGTCTGAGTGGAATCTGCATACGAGAATACTGAGTTCACGTTGGCTTCAGAGCCAGAAACTACGTTGGGTAGATCTTGGAATGACCAGTTGTCTTCCTTGTAGTTGTAGACGGCTGCCCGGTTGCATGCGTCCCCGTCAGGGTAGGCCGCCATGTCGTCACCTGTGTGATAACAGAAATACAGTTCCTCAAGGATCGAGTTATGTAGAACAAAGCACAGGTCAGTCTTAGAGTTATCTAGGCCACTGAAGATGTAGTCTCGGACGCGGCCATCACAGATAGACTGCCTGGTGTTGCCATCAGTTACATATATGTCATCGCGATCGAAGACGTAGTGGCGCCCCTCAACCTCTGCAATGCAGTTCTGGTTGATCACACCAGCGTCATCAAAGATCTTACGGAAGTTGAATATGAAGGTGCCGCCCACAAACTCCATCATCCACACTTGGTCCTGTGAATACACTAGGAAGTTGGATCCCAGTGTAGCACCATCGACTATGGGGGTCTTCATCTGCACTAGGTCGTTAAATCCAGCACTGTTAGTTAGGTCAGTTTCATCCCACGTTGAGGGGACCTGGTTGGCCAGGACGGGGTCAGAGAACCTTACCCGGTTAGGGTAAGCCAGGTTGCTCTCAACAGTTCCCAGGGCCAACAGGAAGTCACCAAAAGATCTCATGGATGTAGTCCGCATGCCCGAGGGCCAGTTGGCTAGGGATGTGAAACCGGAGGCGCTGGGCGACCTAGATACCGGGGTGGTGTCAGCACGATTGACGTACTGAACATCAGCCAGAATGGTAGCTGTGATGGGCTCAATGGATGCTGAGGTACTGCTATTAAGTCTCTGGGTGGTAACACCATTAGACAACTCATAGATGTCAAAAGTGTCATCGACCAGGAGAACAGTGTCAAACCCACTAAGGGCAGTGAGGCCGTATGCAAACTTAGGAGTGAATGATAGAGCAGAATCTGAGACTGTACGGAATATAGGTCCCCTACTGACCTTCCCCTCGTTGAACCTGACGTTCTTTGCGCGGGTGTAGGCATTGATGGGGAGCGAATAGGGGTCAACATCAGTGACCACGCCCACGGACCCTAGTCCACGGATTGGTAAATTAGGCATGGCCTGAGTTCCTTACTTATGGTTGTGCTTAGGATGGTACTGTGAAGGTGCCACTAGATGTGAACTCCTGGACAGTGTTGCCAACTTGGAGACGTGCATAGCCTCCAGCTCCTGCTACACCAGATCGGCTGCCACCTACGCCACCAGCACCGCCTGCGCCAATGGTCACGGTTATTACAGTGCCTACTGGTACATCAGTGAGGGTGCCTGCAACACGGACAGAGGCAGAGCCACCTCGGCCACCACCGCCATCTGAGCCAAGGAATCCGGCGTTGTCACCGCCAGCACCACCAGCACCTGCGCCGTAGCTGCCTGCTGGGGCTGGCTGGGATTGCCCTTGTTGACCAACAGAAGAACCACCGGGGCCATAGTATGAGGCTGCACCAGCTTGACCAGCGTGCTCGACAGTTGGAGCATTAAGACCACCTATGGCACCTGTACTTGTGATCGTAGTGAAGGCACTGGATGCTAGGGTGGAGTTGCCACCAGTACCAGCGCTTCCTGAACCTGTGCCGTTCTCTTTGCCGTAGCCACCACCACCCCCACCACCGATAATCTCGTAGATGACGCTGGTTGAATTGGTTACACCATAGAAGTCATCAAGTGAGATAGGGTTGCCGCTGTTGGGGACACCAGTGTTGTTAGAAGTTACAATAGAGCCATCAAGGTAGAACTGAGATAGGCTGACGGGGCTGGAGGTTCCAAACTCAGTCTGGAGGTCAGCCAAGGATACTTCACCTGATGCTACTATTGCCATCAGACAGTGCCAAATGCAGTCACGTTCCCAGTGACAATAAGATTACCACTACCATCAATAGACATCTTGCTGACAGGAGACGACCCCGCTGTGGGGCTCGTATGTAAAAACTCTAGCTTAGTGAAGAAGTCACCCGGGCCCGGTGGTCCTATAAAGTTAGGATCAGAAACAGAAGTTACTGTCTCTTTGACCGTCCACTGTCCAAGGTCCACAGTGGTTACATTGACTGTGGTTACCGTGGCTGTGGTTACCGTGGCTGTAGGGGCCGTAAGTGTACCAGTGAACGTGGGAGACGCCAGTGGGGCTTTAGTGTCCATCTGTGTCTGGATGTTACTGGTAACACCATCAGTGTGGTTTAGCATGTCTGTAGTGGCTGTGATGCCATCAAGTACATTGAGATCATCTGTGGAGCTGGTGAGACCTACGAGGGCATTCAGATCTGTATGTGACGCAGTGACTGCACCAGTGATGTTCGGAAAGGTATTCGTAAGGGTGCTCTTGATTAGACGTAAGTGGTCATCAGCTTGCGCGAGACCATCAGTTGATGCTGGGTTAGTAGGGACCAGGGAGTTGATGAATGATCCAGTTTCTAGAGCCATAGCAATGGATCCTTATCTAAGTGTGTTTCATGGGGGACTCGGGTTGAAAGAGACGGACAACAACAACAACAACGCGGGTCTTTAACCCTTGTTTTGAAATTGGCTCATTCATTGACCCACCGGGGGGTCGAAAGGTGGGCAAGGGACCCGTGGATCCATTGATTGATTGACATTGATTGGTCGCAATATGTCTAAGTCACTGATGTTGCAGGGTGACCTAGGTAAACGGATACTTTATCCGATGACACTTGGTATGACATTAGGTCATTAGTGCTGACCTTCTGCGATTCTTGTCAGGCTGAGAGGCCGTTTCTTTGAATGACGAATACGGACCTAAGTCAAACCCTAGTCAGACCTAAGTCAAACCCT